TATTAGCAGCTATGGGTTTAAATATTTTATTTGACTGAAATTTTCCTAAAATATCTGCCATTGCACAAAATAATGCTTGTGCGCTTTCTTGTAATGCTGTTTGTTCTGGCATATATCTCTCCTTATATGACTATTTATATTAGAGTTAAAGTGTTTTCATATTAGATTTAAAACATAAGTGTTTGACAATGCCACCGTTCTCTTGCCAGACTTTGTTTTTGTTTTGAAACTTTGCTAATTTATCTGCGTCTTCTTCAAAAAAGAATTCTGAAACTATCTGATTGGTTGGTTTCTCAATGACGTGCCATAATATCTTTCTACCTCGTTTAACTAACTTCTTCTCATAAGAAAGTTTATACTTGTAGATAGCAGGTCTTTTATCACCTCTACTAAACCGAACTTTTTGTTTTTTCATTTTTTCTTCTTTCTTTTTTCTTTTTCTTAAAGATATTATTCCAATTATCTCTATACTGTTTAGTTGCTATTCGGCTCTTGCCGTCCCACGTCACTCCTTTATGACCTATGCTTCTCATTACACTTTAAAATCAGAAAACTTATCATAAGCAGTTTTTTCTTCTTTTGGTTCCTTTTGATTAGAGTCAACTATGTTTTGTGCTTGTTGCCCTACATCATACAATCTCATTTTAGGTCTATCAACGCCTATGATAAATGACCGATTGACTGCTAGGTCATTATATCTATTCTTTAATTGTTTGATTTTCATTTGACCTAATGCTTCTAATTCATCATTAGAAATTAAAGCAAACATAAAGTCTGCTGTTGCAGGTAATCCAAAACTTTCTGCTGTATCTTCTAATCCTATATCAGTACTAACAAATCCAGTTCTTGTTGTTTGTGTAGCAGAAAACAAAGGTACATTAAATTCTACTGCAAGTCCTCTTAACTCTTCAGCAATTGCCTTGATATAAAAATAAGAACCTATATTGCCACCTTTAAATCTACTTGACGCACATATATTTAAATAATCTATAAACACTACATCTGCTTTAAAACTTTTCTTTAATGCAAGTTCATTAAACAATGCTCTAAAGTGTCCACTATGAGCAGACGCTGTTGGATATTCTTTAATAATTAATGTCCCACCAGTTTTCTTTCGTAATTTTTCCATTTTATTTTCATATAAATCTTTTGGCATTGTATGTAAATCATCTATAGTTACATCTAAAAGATTTGCGTCTATTCTTTCTGCAATTCTTTCCTCCGCCATTTCTAAAGTAATGTATAGAACATTTAAACCTTGTGTTAAATATGCACTTGCACAATGACACATAAACAAAGATTTACCAACACCTGTTCCTGCCAATGCAATGTTCAAAGTCTTACTAGGAACACCACCTTTGGTAATTCTATTCATATAATCTAAATCAAATTGATATTTTGTTTCTTTTGTATGATACCATTTAAATCTCTCTTCGGCGTCACCTATATAATCGTGCCCTATATGTTGGTCAAATGATACTGCTAATGCGTCTGCTAATATACCAGGGATGGATTCTGGAGTTCTCTTACTATCTTTCTTATCTAAAATTCTAATACCACTTAATACAGCATTATGTACTGCTCTGTCTTTACAAAACTTTTCAGTTGTATCTAACAACCATTGTGGATCAGAATCTAATTTAGATATAGAATTAACAATTTCTTTTAATGTATTATGTTCATCTTCATTAATATCTTTTCTTTGAGATAATTCTATGATGATTGCTTCTTTTGTTGGAAGATTATTATATTTTTGAACAAACTTAACTATTTCTGAAAATAAAATCTTTTCAGTTCTTAATGGAAAATAATCTTCTTTTAAAAATGGTAATACTTTTCTAGTATAATCTTCTTGAAAGAAAAGATTATTTAAAATTGTAGTTTCTATTCTTTCGTTCATTATAATATACTCTTATCTGTACTATGTTGTTCTCTTATTGTACCACCCATTGGTATTATATGGTTTGCTTTTTTATTAAACTTTCTACCAATATAACACGAAGTAGTTGTACTGTCAACGTGCAATGTTTTAAATCCGTGAAAGTGGATTGGTATTAAATCTGTTTTATCTAATTCTTCTTTACAACTTTTATGCCAATCGCTATTATCAAATATAATCATACCATTATCTTTAATTTTTTCCAATGCAGGTTTAATACAATCAAACCTAACTTGACCATCAATCACTATAACATCAAATTTAAAATCATAATCATATATTGCTTTCATATATTTTTTTAAGTCAGTTTCATATTTAACTTTTAATTGTTCTTTAACTAAAATTCTATCTGCATTTTTAAAACCTAATTTTATAATTCTATCATACCATTCTCCATCATCTTCCACACCATAATAATCTGCTCTTTTATTTTGCCACCATATTGTACTATAACCTGTACCAAATTCAAATACTTTACTATCAGTCCAATCAATACTATCTAACCACTCATAACAAGGGTAAGTGTACATAGGCATAATTTTATTTTTATTATTAACTGGAATATTAGTCCTAGTAGACTCTAAAAATCCATAATCATTTCTTAACTTATCTGTTATAAAAGTTAAGTATAATTCTTCAATTGGTAATTTTGTTTCACCTACATTAACTGTTCTAATCATTATTCTTTACTATTGATAATTGAGAATTTTCCATCCTTCAATTGTTCCTCCATAACCTCAACTAATATGTCTCCAATTTTATTTCTAAAATTTTCACTTTTTGTATCTACGTTTTTGAGATTTTTCATAACTTCATAATTAAAACGCAAAGGCATTTTACCATCTGCTGTTTCTTTACTTGCGAATTGTACTTTTCCATACTTGTAAATTACATCTTTAAATACACCTTCTGTAATTTTAATACAGGAAAAATCATCACCTTCTCTTTGAGCAAAGGTGTAACTTTTACTCTTCGTCTGATCCGTATGTGAATTTTTTGTTTGCGAATTCATCTATTTGTTTTAATATTTCCTTTGTAAAATACTTATCTGGATTATCATTAATTTGTTTACCAAATACTTTAGAACCATCTGGCATTTGATATCTTGTTGATACTTTCTTAAAGATACCTGCCTCTTCTCCTAGTTCTAATAGTCCATAATGCTTATCCAAACCGTGTTTATAAGTTAACTTAACATCCACTTTAGCATTTTCTTTAGTAATTCTTGATTTATATATTTTACAATGAATAATATTTCCGATAACCTCGGTGCCTAATTTCTCTTTTCGTTTACTTAAATAGATAATTGATGAAGCAGCGTATTTCAATCCTGAACCGCCACCCATTTCTTTTTGTGGGAACATAGAACCAATCACATCATAAGTATGGTTGGTCATTAACAAAGGAATATTTGCTTGTCCTAGTTTAAGTGTTAAAACTCTAAATGTAGATTTGACAATTTGTGCCCTTGTCATATCTCTTGTTTCTTTACCTTCTGCTGTGTCTTGCATTTCTTTTGTAGTAGATAACATTCCTAAACTATCTAACACAAACATTAAAGGTTGTCTATCTTTTTCTTCTTGTTCTAAATATTTGTCAAGTATTTTTAGTACTTGACTTCTAAATTCTTGTACAGTTGATACTGGTACTACTACAACTCTTTTACTATCAACACCTCTTGCCTCTATCATATCTTTTGATACTGCATTTTCTGATTCAAACAGAACAACACCTGCGTCTTTGTCTTTATCTAAAAAATGTTTGATTATTCCTAATGCGAAAAATGTTTTACCTGTAGCAGCTTCTCCTGCGATTGCAGTAATACGATTGCCTGGTAATCCACCATAAATTGAACCTGAAAGAAGAGCATTAAAAGAATAAGAACCTGTATCTATAAATGAAGTAACATCACCTGCTGTGATACCTTCACTTGCTAAACTAGCATATTCATTTCCTGTTTCTTTAATAATTTCTTTTAGAAAGTCTTTCATACTCACTCATCTCCTGTTCCGTATATGATAATACATAAAATTTTATATCATTAATATAACATAATTCCTTCACCAAGTCAAGTTCCTTTGGTAAAAAATTATGACTAATATAATCATCTGATTGTCTATATACTGTTATTCTCACGTTTCTCTATCATTAATACCCAAACATACTATAATTAAATAACATACTCCAACATCCAAGTAATAAAAAAGAATATTGCTAGTATAGTTAGACTACCTATTATAACTTTAGTTATCAAATCCCCCATACATATATTTATCCTATAAAGTCTTCTAGTGTTCCCAATCTACTAGTCTTAAACAAGTCAATTTTCTCTCCAAAGCACCAAATATTTTCAATAAAAGTCATTGCCATAAAAGTATTTAACTCTTCTTTAGTTTTAAATTTTTTAGTACCTTGAGGACGTTGCATAATTCTCATACCAACTTGACCTAAAAACTTATCTTTAAATTTTTCAACTAGTTCATCACTTGACCTGTATCTTACTGTCTTAATTTTTGGATCCATTATATTAACAAACATATATTTTGATTTACTTAAAGTCTTTTCTGCAACTGGAAGATAAAAATTATCTCTCCATTGCTCATACTCATTAAACTTAAACCAAGATTGGTTCTCTTCTTTCTCACCACCTTTATTATATTGTTCAGTACTAAAGTAAGGTGGACTAGTAAATGCACAATCTATATCTGGTAATTCATTATAAGGTAAATCTTCTGCACCACAATTCCATATCTTAACAGTTTTATTAGGAAAGAATTTACTATATTCTTCTATCTGTTTCTGATATATTTTATATGTATATGGATTAGGATCACAACCATAATAATGTGTTGCCTTACTAGCAAAAAACCCAGCAAGTCTATCTCCCCAACCACAACTCGTATCTAATACTGTTTCTGCATTGGTCATATCATATATTGCTTTTGCAACAACTGGTTTAAATTGTGTTGCAATATATGTACCTAATCTTGTTACTTCTCTATAACTATTTGGTGATAAATCTTTGGAACTATTTACACCTCTCCATAATGCACCTAAACACTTCCATATATCTCTTGCATTACCATTTTTCCAAACTTCTATCGGTGCTCTAAATCCATAACTTGAACAGTTTAATCTTAACTCTTGATGAAAATAATTACTGCATTTATTATATATTGCAGGAGCGTCAATTAATCCTAAACCATATTTTGAATATGGATACTTATAGTCATCATATTTTTCAAATATATCTTTATCACTTTGTTCTTTAGGTGTACAAATTCTTCTAGTATCAAATTTACTTAATTTTATTATATTGTCTTTCATATCTTCATATGAAATATGATTTAAAGGAAACTTTGGTCTNNANGTAGCAATATATTCTGCTAGTACTTCTCTAAATCTTTCCTTACCTAATTTTTCAGTCCATCTATNAAACTGAATTGTATCCATAATAGGTAAACCATCTTCGTTAGCAAACTNTTTTAAATCTNTTGTATATAAATCCATTATACTTCATTCCCCCAAACATCCCAACCATCGGTTTTCTGTCTAGCAAATAATTCTATTCTAGGTAAATCACCACATAGATTAACTATATCATTTCTAATTCTATCTGGTTTTCTACTATGCTCTCTACGTTCACTCACTACTAATCTATCTACGTTACCACTTATTCTTTTTGGGTGTCCTCTAGTTGCTAAAATACATATCTCTGGATTTGCTCTAGTCCAATAACCTGGACCTTTAAAATAATAATTTTTAATTCTATTTTTGTTTGTCTTCACCCAATGAAAAGCTACGGTCTTATACTGGAAACCCCAACTCTCAACTATAGGTATTTGTTTATGTAATAATGGATCTGTACACCACATAAACAATGCACAATCTTTTTTTGCAATATCTCCAATTGGCAATTCTTCAATATCTTTCATTGTCATTGTCGTATAATGATTCTCTGGATTCGTTTGGGCATTTTCATTATTCCAGTTCTGGAAATGCCAAGGTGGATCTGCATAAATTATATTATATGTCTTATCAATTTCCATACGCCGTCCATATAAATTTTATTATTATTAATAAGAAACAAAATTGTACAAAGGTTATATTAGTCATAGCAAAAAGACCTCCAAGCATTACAGCAAAGAACATTATAAAGTTCATCATCCGAAAAATGCCTCCAGATTTGCTCTCTTTTCGTGTTCCCAACCTATTGAGTTTAATATAAATCTCATAGGGTCTAGGAAAGTTTTCTCAAATTGTATTTCATAATCAATATATTTCTGTAGATTAAACTCTTTTGGTAATTGTGTTACATAACTAATCACATCAAACTTAAATGGATTTGCCTCTAACAATTTAATAAATTTAATCTTATCTCCTTCTTGTATATAAGGATACTTATTTTGTAATTGAAATTCTTTTACTTGGTGATTATAAATCAACGCACCTTTAACGTGTATTGGTGTACCTTTAATAAACACATCTTTACTACTGCCATATTTTCTCAAATTATTACAAGACCTTGGAAATGATATCTGCTCAGCAGACATATTCATAAATTCTTTTTTGAAATCTGCAATGAAAGTATGTAAATCTGATTCTTGTTTTGACATTATAATTTTAATTGCCTCTTTAATTTTACCACGACACACTTGTGGAGTTGAAGATTTAATTGCCTCTATACCCATAATCTTTAATTTAGGATTAGAAAGTCTAACACCTTCCTCATCTAAAACATTTAACATATATCTTTTCTTAGCAACCCATATACCTTTATTCGCAATCACTTCACGTGCCATAACCATTGCGTTCTTAAATGCGTTAGTATAATCTGATAACTCTTTAAATTGTTTTGCAATAAAAGGTTCTAATTTGTTATCACATACCTTAGCAAGAAAATCACATACTTCATCATCTGACTTGCCATTACATACTTGTTTTACTAATGGTTCTAAACATACGTAAATAGAATCTGTATCAGACGCTATAACATAATCTGTATTTTCAGTTTTTAATATCTTATTTAAATAATCATTTACTTTATTTTCAATAAATCTAATAATAAATTGTCCTGCTGTTGTAATACCACTTGCCTGTCTTACATCATAATATCTAAAATACTGATTACCAATTGCACCATAACAACTATTCAATGCAATCTTTCTTGCCCATTGTATGTTATGACACCTTGCAATTTCTTTTGATAATTCTTTAGTTGGTTCTTTTTGATATAGTTTTTTCGCTTTCAACTCACGATTTTTATAAACAATACGGTCTTTGTATATCTTCTCTACCATTTCAGGTAAGAATCCTTGACTATCTCTTTTAAACATTGCACCATTTGGTACAATACAAGCGTCTTTATCTTTTAAAAACTCTAGGGGTGTCTTCTTACTCAACATTTTATTCACAGAAACACCAGATGAATCAACACCTAATATCTTTTCGGGAGAAATATTATATTGTACAATAATATGTGGATAAAGAGAGTTGATATCAAAAGACACCACCCAATTTTGCATACCAAGTTTAGGCTCTTTTACATAAGCGCCTTCATACTTTGTATCCTTGGAATGTTCTTCCCTAGGAGGTATACAAATATTTTTTTTCATCAAATGGTTTGCGATTAATGTATCCCAAACTCTAACCTGTGAAAAAATATCGTTATAATTTACTTTAGTTTCATATGCAAACGTTAAAGATAAATCAATTAAACCTAACTTATCTTCTAATGCGTCAACAATTTCTACGTCTTGTATATTATATTCTACAAATTTTTGAAAATCTTTTGTATAAAAATCTTTAAAAGTGCCATATGGATTTTCACGTTTACCTTCACCTAATTCAACTTCACCTATAAATCCTAATCTATAACTTTCTTGTCTTGCTGGTATAAACCATTTATACAAATCAAGATAATCTAACATAGCAATACCATATAAAGTATAATATGTATTAGGTCTACCTCGTATAATAATTTGTTCACTAGATATTAAATTCCAAGGTGACATACGATTTGCAACTTTAGAACCTACAAGTAATTTAATTCTATTCATTAAATAAGGTAAGTCAAAAAATTTAGTATTCCAACCTGTAATAACATCTGGATAATTCTTTAACCAGAATTTCATAAACTCCATTATTAAATGTTTTTCGTCTTTACATTCAATGTAAGTTACATCTGTACGGTCTGTTGTGAATTTACCAACACCCCAAGTTATAATCTGTTTATTGGATTGATTCTTAACACTAATACAAAGTAATTCTTCTATAGGATTATCTACTTCTGGAAAACCATTTTCACAACCACACTCTATATCTAATGTAAATATTTTAATTAAATCTTTTGACCATTTAACTTGTTTTGGAAATTCTTTATTAATATATTGATAATGATATCTTTCAAGTCCATAGGTAGGTGAGTTTTGAGTTGAGATATCTTTTCTAAATCTACGAGCAGCGTCAATAGATTGAAAAGTTATTGGTTTTAAATTTTGACCTTGTAAAGTTTTAAAATCTGTTTGTTCTTTTGTTAATGAATATAATGTTGGAGAAAAATTAATCTTCTCTTTATACTCCTTGTCATTATGTACACCTCTAACAAGTAGTTTGCCTTTATATTCTATTACATTTTTATAAAAGTTCATCTGGTCTCAAATGTAAGGTTAAACCATCAAGTTCTTTAGTAAGTTTTATCTGACAAGATAATCTACTAACACCTGGTTTATATCCTTTTTCATATTCTAATTGTTCTTCCTCAATGGAATTATCATCCATCTTTGGTATTTTATCTATCCACTTTTCATCTACATATACGTGACAGGTACAGCACATACAATTGCCACCACAATCTGCAGGTATTTCTGGAATATCTACTGTTGATTCAAATTTGGCTGCCTCCATCACACTCAAACCTTCTCTAGCTTGAACACGAATTTTGGATCCGTCCCTTACAAAATATACATCTATCACTTATCTAATGATGGCAAACCTGTTTCAGTTATTAACTGTTTTTTAGGTGCTAAAATAGATGAAGTATTTGTAATATAATTCTGTTTGATTTGTTCTTTTGGTTTTGATATTGACATAACCTTATCTGCTCTAATTTCAATTGAGTCTCCATCTGAATATGGAGCATAAGGGGTCATCATTAATTGGACTGGTTTACCTGGTGCTTGTTGCGTAGGTATGATAACAAATCCTTTTATGATTGTAATTGTCTTTGATCCTTCTGTAATTTTTCCGATAACATCTTCTCCTGTTACCAATCTACAGACTAATATTTCATCACTTGCCATTATATTTCTCCTTAATTATAATATATACTATTTCTCATCAATTGTCAATGGTGCCTTGTGGAAAAAAAGGTGTATATCCATCTGCTTTCGCTGATAAATCATCTTCACCTACAATTGTTTTGACTTCTGGAACATAATGCTTTAACATATCTTCTACACTTTGATGTAGTGTTTGCTTAGACATTGCACAACCAGAACAAGCACCTGCCAGTTCTAATTTTGCCACACCTAAATCCATATCAAAATCTAAATAATTTATAAATCCGCCGTGTTGAGCTACAGCAGGGGCTATTTTATCTTCCAAGATAAATTTAATATCCTTTGCTATATCTTCTTTACTTCTTGTTTCTTCATTTACCACTTGAAGTAGCTCCTTTCTATTTTTAGCTTTTTTGTAAATTTACTGCTGAATTACCTTTTTCGCCTTCAGTAATTTCAAACGTTAATTCATCACCTTCGTTTAACTCTAAACTTGCTGCTTGAGCAGCTGAAGAGTGTACAAAAACATCTTTTTCATTGTCTTCTCTTGCTATGAAACCGTAACCTTTTGTAGGGTTAAACCATTTCACTTTTCCTTTTATACTCATCTTATTTTTTTTCTCCTTTCTTGTCATCTAAACTATACTTTGTTGTTATTACATATTTTCTATTAGGGTTAACCATAACATTAAATCTATTCATAGTTTCCCTATCAAATAATATTTTTGATTTTTCATCTCTATCATCAAGTGTAAATTCTACATCTTTATATTCTCCACCTGCAAAATCTACATCAAGTTTAATGACATATCTTTCTTCTTCATAATCTCTTAAACCACCTACACTAATTTTTTGCTTACGTACTATATCATTTGTAATTGTTTTACCTTTTAATGACCAAGTGATTTTACCACCGCTTGTTTTTAATTTATCAGCGTGTATAACAGACGTACCTGAATTACCTGTATCAAATTTACCTACTATACGTCCAAATGGATGTATATGGACAACTTCTTTATACCCACATTCACCAGGTACTTTCTTCCAAGTATCTCTATTTTCAAAATGTTGTATTATTTCTTTACTTAAATTTCTTCCTGTTGCCTCTTCAATACCTTCTGTGCCTGGAGATGAATTAACCTCAATAACAAATGGTGGGTCTTTCTTTCTATTTTTGGATGGGATAAAATCTACTGCAACCCATTGACCATCTACTGCCTTAGCAGCTTTTAAACTTTCTTCTACTTCTAATTCTGTTAGTTCTAATTCTCTTACCTCCGCACCTCTTGATACATTACTTCTAAAATCTCCTGGTACAACATCTCTTCGCATTGACGCTAAAACTTTACCACTTAATACCAAAACTCTAGCATCCCAATCTGTTTTAATATATTGTTGTAATAATATATCAGAATCCTCATCTTGTTTATTAAGTAATTGTACAATTGAATCTAATGATTTTTCTGACTCAATGAATAAGACACCTACACCTTTTGAACCTCTTAATGTTTTTAAAATAACTGGAAATTTATCGTCTAATTGTTCAAAAGCTTCCATTGAATTTTCTGGATCAGTTACTAATACTGATACAGGTTGTTTAATACCATAATCAGATAATCTCAATGAAGTTCTATATTTGTCAGCACATACATTTACACATTGTCTGCTATTAACTACACACACTACGTGCTTTTCTAATCTTGATATTAAGTCTAACCAACTATCTCTACGTACAACTGAACCTCTAACAATAGCAATTGAATCTCTTGATGAAACTCTAAAGCCTTTTTTATCGTCCTTGTTATGGAAATATAACTCACCATCTTCCTCGGTAGTTACATACCCACCAGTATTTCTATAGATATATGCCTTATGACCAAGCTTTAATGCTTGTTTCAATAAATTTTTTGCTGTATGGAAATTTAAATCATTTTCAGGTTCATCTGATATAATGATTAATCTGTATGGTCCAGAAATTTTAGCTTCTGTTATGTAATCTTTGAACTTTGGTATCTGCATTTATTCGCCATCTGTTACTGGACTTTCTTCAGGTTTTTTCTCTTCGGTTTTCTTTTTATCGTCAACCTTTTTACCTATATT